TCGATCTAACTCACACATATGCGGGCGATCGGATTGGCGACTGGTTCGACTATCCGGCGATGGAAATGGCGGCGGCGCCACGCGCTCGCGGTCGCTTCAAGCTGCGCGCCGGGTTCTAGGAGGAAACATGAACAGCATCATTATCGCGGCTTCGCTCTGGTTCGTCAGCTACCAAGCCATCCAAGGCGGGCAGGATATGAACGACCGGCCATCACCGATTGGTGGTGACGCCCATGCGTCAAAGGCCGAATGTGTGAAGGACGGCGCGCGAGGGGTAAAGGAACTGAACGCGCATAATCCATATCCCGGCGCGAAGTGGAAATACACCTGCACCTTGCGGGATTGGAAGCCCAAGACGCAAGCCGAACTGGACGCCATTCACAACGGACACCACTGATGGCCATCCGTCTTGCCTTTGCTCTGATAGCCTCGCTGTTGCTCGCGCACGACGTGTTCGCGCCTTACGGGGTGGTTCTACCGACTAGGGTTTGCGGGCAGTGAGGTTAGCGGCGTCCTACCGTGTCGCAAATGGCGCTGCTTTGCCCGTAGCAAATCCACATATCAGGCACCTTTGGCGCTGGGATCGTGTCAGGCTTTTTGGCGGGGATAGGCTCCCAATACTTCGCATCCTCCGCCCTCAATTCATCGGCGGTCTTGCAAGCGGCAATGAACGCGGGAAGCATGGTTTGCAGGTAGGCGTCCTTGTCCGCAGTGTAATTGACCGGCCCATTACAGACGGTCATCTGTCGGGTAGTGGTGCATCTAGGGTCGTGAATATCCGGCCCACCGTAGCGGCCCCATGTCGCCTTATTGTCAAGAGCAGTCCGCAAGTCTTCGATCTGCTTGCCGGTGTAAACACAAGCGCGCGGGGCGATGGGGATGGGCTGTTCCGTGGAAAGCGGGGGCAAAGCAGCCGCTGCCAGTGCAAGAAAAATCATGGGCTACTCCGCTTCCCCGTCACTGCCCCACTTATAGACAACCGTCTCAGTCGGGATGGGCTTGAACGATTCAGGACTTGGTCGCCAATAGAGCGGGTCACCCGGCTTGGCCGTGGCGATCATCGTTCCCAACGCTCTAAGAAATTCAGGGGGCGGATTGAACCCATCAGGGCAATCGTCCGCGATTCCCACAAAGCAATCATAACTGACGCCATCCGCATCAGTCGTCCTGCCCAAATAACGTGTTTCGGCCATTCAAGGAACATACCATGCGCAGCCTGACATTTGCAATGCTTTTCGCCACAATCAGCACGCCAGCCATCGCCTCCACAAACTACACGCAAGACGCGCGCGATCTGTCAGCGGCTGCATTGTGCGGCGCTACGAACGTCACCTGCCAGCAATCCTACACCAGCGGGGCAAAGGACGGCACAGCGGCGTTTAAGCGGCTCTACAGCACGTATAAGGCTATCAGGGCGGCGGAAGTGCCACCTGCGCCTCCACCGGCTCCTGTGCCTGCTCCTAGCCCGCCGCCACCTGTTCCGCCTCCGGTGATTGATCCTGCCATTCCAACGACCGGCTTGGCTATGGTAGCGGACGGACTGGACGTGAACGCCTATCTCCAAAACTCATGGGGCACGGGCGCAATTCCTGCGAGCGCCGCGCCTGACGTGGTTGGGGCCTTCCGCCTCATCTGCCAGGCGGGCATGTCGAACGCGCGCCTCGCTGAAATGATCAAGTATGACGATCCGATTGTTTATCCGGGGCAACCGGGGAAAAGCCATCTTCACCAGTTTTTTGGTAACACGAAGGCTGACGCTTTCTCGGATTACACCAGCCTGCGGACTACAGGCGAAAGCTCGTGTTCAAACATCATGAACCGCTCGGCCTATTGGATGCCCGCGATGATGGATGGCAAAGGCTTCGTTGTGCCTCCTGACTACATTACGATATATTACAAACGCCGTGTTAAATCAGATCCCTTGTGCGCCAAGATCGGCACGGCTTGCGTCGATTTGCCTCGCGGGCTGCGGTTTATATTCGGGGCCAACATGCTCGACATGGCGGCACCCAAGACGGGCGGCGGTTATTTTTCCTGTCAAGGCAGCGGCGCTGTTCAAGGCCACTATCCATCCATCGTTGACGCCGCCAAGAATTGCCCCATCGGCGCACAGCTTGGGGCTGTTATCTCGGCTCCAGAATGCTGGGATGGTAAGAACCTCGACAGCGCCGATCATCGCTCACATGTGGCCTATTCCAAATACATCGGGCAAGCCTATGCGCAATGCCCGTCAACCCATCCTTACGTGATTCCGACGTTTACCCTCGGGGCATGGTATACAACGGACGCAACGCTTGATCGATCGGGAGTCTGGGATGGCACGTTCAATAGCTGGCATCTGTCATCGGATAACATGCCCGGAATGCCGATGAAGCCGGGAACGACCTTCCACACGGATTGGTTCGGTGCTTGGAATGACACCGTGCTGGCCCGCTGGCACTTGGGGTGCATCAATAAATTGCTCAATTGCAGCGGCGCGGATCTTGGCGACGGCAAGCAGTTGAAGCAGGCTTATGCGGACAATTGGGTCAAGCGACCAAGGGTTCCTGTTCCTCCGAAGCCTTAGGGGGCGCTGAGTCCTCGTAAAGTCCTTCGAGGTTGCTATAGATTGCGGTTTCAAATTCTGATGGCAATCTTTCCATCCGTTCCCGCTCGGTAGGCAATCCAAGGCGGCATCCGAGATCGGGGTTATCGCCGGCGGCTTTGACCGCAGGCCTGATCCACTGCCTGAGTTGAACGAAGCCGAAGCTCGGATCTGGCGCGAAACGGTTTCAAGCGAACCCGTGGATTTCTTCGCCACTTCCGCCTTGCGTGCTTTGCTCGCGGATTACTGCCGCCATCGGGCAAGCGTGGAGATGGTTTCCGAGGTCTTGCAGGCATTCAAAGCGGACTGGCTGAAGAACGCCGAGGGCGCGAAGCGATACCATGGGCTGCTCCGGATGCGTGACCTCGAAACGCGCGCGGCGGCTGGGATGGCCACCAAGCTCCGGCTTACCAACCAGTCTCGCTACACTCCGCAGGCTGCTGGGACGGCTTCTCGGAACACCGCCAAGGGAATGAAACCTTGGGAAGTGTAAGGCGGCCGAAGGTTCAAACGCGCGGTGCGCGCGCCATTCAATGGGTCGAGACGTTCTGCCGTATCCCAGAGGGCCGTGATGTCGGAAAGGCGGTCAAGCTGCGTCCGTGGCAGAAGGCGGAGTTGGTCCGGATCTACGACAACCCGGCCGGGACGCGCCGCGCGATCCTGAGTTTCGGACGCAAGAACGGAAAGACGGCGATCGCCTCGTTCATCCTGCTGCTGCACCTTTGCGGCCCTGAGGCCCGGCCGAATTCGCAGCTGTTCAGCGCGGCGCGGTCACGTGACCAGGCGGCGATTCTGTTCGAGCTTGCGGCAAAAATGGTGCGGATGTCGCCGGATCTGAACGCGGTTTGCGGCATCCGGGACACGGCGAGGCAGATTTATTGCCCGGACTTGGGCACCCTCTACCGCGCACTTTCGGCGGAAGCCTCGACGGCCTACGGCCTATCGCCGGTGCTGATCGTGCATGACGAGCTTGGGCAGGTGAAGGGCCCTCGCAGCGAACTCTACGAGGCGCTGGAGACGGCCACGGGCGCGCAGGAAAATCCGCTTTCGATCTGCATCTCAACGCAGGCGCCGACCGACGCGGACCTGCTGTCGCTGCTGATCGAGGACGCTCTGTCCGGGGCTGACCCTCGCGTGGTGGTGTCGCTCTACACGGCGCCGATGGATCTGGATCCTTTCTCGGACGAAGCGATCAAGGCGGCGAACCCGGCATTCGGAGACTTTCAGAACGCCACGGAAGTCCGCGCGATGGCCGAGGATGCGCGGCGCATGCCGAGCCGGGAAGCCGAGTATCGGAACCTCGTGCTAAACCAGCGCGTGGACATGAATGCGCCGTTCATCTCTCGGTCGATCTGGACCGCTTGTGGCGGCGAGGTGGTGCCGGATTTCGAGGGTTTGCCGGTCTTCGGCGGGCTCGACTTGTCGGAAGTTTCGGACCTGACCGCGTTTGTGCCGATCGCACCGGTTGAAGGCGTCTGGCATGTGCGGCCGACGTTTTGGTTGCCGGCGTCGAATCTCGCCGAGAAGGCTCGGGCCGATCGGGTGCCTTACGATATCTGGGCCGGGAACGGCGCCTTGCAGACGACGCCGGGGCAAACGGTCGACTACGCATTCGTGGCCGCGTTCCTCTGGGACTTCTTCGCAGTCAACGACGTGCACAAGAGCGCCTTCGACCTCTGGAACTGGCGCCATCTGAAGCCGTGGCTCGCCAAGGCTGGCTTCGAGGAAGCGCAGCTTGAGGGCGATGTCGCGGTCTTCGAGCCGATGGGGCAGGGGTTCCAGTCGATGAGCCCCGCGCTGCGAGATCTCGAGAGCGCCATCCTGAACGGTAAGCTGGCTCACGGCGGGCATCCGGTTCTGACGATGTGCGCGGCCAACGCGACGGTTCAGTCTGACCCGGCGGGCAACCGCAAGCTGAGCAAGATCAAGAGTCATGGTCGCATTGACGGCATGGTCGCCCTAGCGATGGCGATGAGCGTCGCGGCGACGTGGGAGCAGGCGCCTGCTCTCGATGTAATGGCCATGATCGCCTGAGCTAAGGAGATATCGCAATGCGCGTTGATGTTGCGGACATTCGTCCGGGCGATACTATTGTTATTTGCGTCCCGCAAGAAATCAGCAAGCAGCAAGCGTCGGTCATCAGGGCGAACGCGGAAGAGCAGTTCCCCGGGTTCAAGGTCGTGGTTTTGACCGGCGGCGTTACCCTTGGGGTGATGCGCCCGGCCGCCTGAGCCCGAACAGGGAAATCCAGCATGAACATGATCGTCAAGGCCACGTCGTCGGACGTTGGCCCGAACCTAGAATTTGTCCTGTCGGACGCCACGGTCGATCGCTACGGCGATGTGGTCGAGCCTGCCGGATGGGATCTCAGGAATTTCAAGAAGAACCCCATCGCACTCTTCGGGCATTCCTCGGAAGATCCGATCGGCACGTGGTCCGAGGTGCGGGTCGAGAGCGGCAAGCTCAAGGGCAAGCTGAACTTCGCGAGCGAGGGAACGTCCCCGCGCATCGACGAGCTGCGCCGGCTGGTGGAGCAGGGCATCCTCCGCGCTGTCTCCGTGGGTTTCCGACCGCTCGATGCCGAGCCGATTGACGCGAGCCGTCCGTATGGGCCGCAGCGGTATAAGAAAATGGATCTGATCGAGACGAGTCTCGTCTCGGTTCCCGCAAACCCCGCCGCCCTCGCGGTGGCGCGGTCTCTCAAGATTTCCGACGATGTGCTGCATCTGGCCTTTGGCGAGCAAGCCGAACGGGGCCTGGGGGTGGTGCGTCGCGGCACTGACGGCGAGCACGCCACCCCCAAACGCAAATCCACAGGTACCCAGATGACCAAGACCCTTTCGCAGCGCGTCGAGGACGCGCAGCAGGCGTTCGTCGTGGCGCGCGACGCCTACACTGAGCACACGGCAGCCGACGATTTCGACATCGATGAAGCCCAAGGCTTCGAGGCCGCGATGAAGGACGCCGAAAAGCGCCTGAAAGCGCTGAAGGCGGTCGAGGACATCTGATCGCTCGTGCCGTTGATGATCGCCAGTCTCTCGCCGCTCCGGTCG